TCAGCGGACTGCATCCGGCGCATCCGGCGCATGCAGCTGCACCAGTTGGGGCGGGCGCTGGCTCTCGGGCACGAAGCCCCTGCACAGCGCCTCGCCCGCCGCCATGCCCTGCCCGTGGACGTGGTCGAGGCGGGCCTCCAGCGCCACGCGCTCGGCGGCGACCGTGGCCACCGCAGCGGCGGCGACCGCAGCGGAGACGAGCGCGGCCAGCAGCAGCGGCACCAGCACCAGCACCGACGCGGTGCAGGACACGGCCAGCCCCCGGGCGTGCCGCCGCCTCATGCCCAGCCCCCGCGGTCCACCTGCGCGATCAGCGGGCCGGTGACGCGGTCCTCGCCGCCCTGGTGGGCGAGGTTGATGGCGCCGGACACCAGGTTGTTGATCGCGAGCGGATGGCACAGCGAGCGGGGCCCGAGCGCGCGCTGTCCGCGCAGCCGGGTTTCCGTGGGCACGCGCAGCCGCGCCACGACGGCCGCGGCCACGTCCGGCGCGAGCACCTGGTCGCAATCGGCGCCGACGCGCGCGAACTTGTGGCGCAGGTAGGCGTCGACGTCCTGGTCGATCGGCTCCAGGTAGCGCTTCTCCAGCCGCTGCACGACCTCGCGCACGTCGAAGTCCGATTCGCCGAGCTTCCAGTCCAGTTCCGTCTGGCCGATCACCAGGATCGACAGCAGCGGGGTGAAGCCGTCGTCCAGCTCGTAGAAGCCCTTGAAGTGCCGCAGGGTGGAGCGCGCAAGCCGGTGGCCCTCCTCGATCACCAGCACGTGCCGGTTGCCCGCCTCGGCGCTGGCGCGCAGCGCGTCGTGCATCTGGGCCTTGCGCGCCTGGTCGGACTGCCGCACGGCGGCGCCCGGCAGCAAGCGGCGGATCACCGCGGTGGTGATGTCCTCCGCGCGCAACGGCCGGCCCCGGCTCTCGTGGTCCTCCATGCCCAGGATGTAGGGCTCGATCACCACCACGGGCTGCTCCTGCGCACGGATCCAGTGCGCGAGGTCCCGGCGCAGCGTGGACTTGCCGGCGCCCGATTCCGCGATCACGGCCAGCATGCCGCCGTGCTGCGCGACATTGCGCACGGCGGCGCGCACGCGGCGGATGTTGTCGTTCATGAAGACGTCGGCCACGCCGCGCATCTCGTGGTTGAAGGGATCGCGGTCGAGCGCGAAATGCTCCCGCGCGTCGGGGGTGATGGTGTGTTTCCTGGGCAGCATGTCGTATTGCTTGTTTCTGGATGGGTGGCGGCGGGTGGCCCGGGCGCGGGGGGGCGGTGCCGTGTCCGGCGGATGGGGCGAGGGGGACGGCGATGGGCGCGGCATCAGGCCTCTCCCACCGCGCGCAGCGGCAGCCGGCGGTCCGTGCCATCCGCAGCAGTCGGGCCGCCGCGCAGGAACTGCGCCGCCAGCGCCTCGATCTGCGCCTCGGGCATCGCGTCGGGCCAGCGCGCCTTGACGAAGCGGTTCTCCTCGCGCGTGATGCTGCGGCCGATGCGCCGGGCGATGCGCTGCAGCGCCTCCACCGTGTCCGTCCCGGCGGGCGCGGCGGCGTGCTGCGCCACCGGGTGGCCCACGTCCAGCGCCGTGCCCTGGCGCGGCAGGTAGGCGGGGATCACCGCGTCCCGCATGCGCCTGAGCGGATCGATCGCGCCGCCCAGCACCTGCGGACCCCGGCCCTTCGCCATGGCCTTGCGCACCTCCCGGGCCTCGGCCGCGGTGGAGGCGCCCGTCGCCAGCATCTCGATGCGGGCGAGGTGGCGCTGCGCGGGCGTGTCGGCATGGCGCTGGTACGACGTGCCCACGATGGCCGACCCGGCATGGAACCCGAAGTCCCCGCGCACCTTGGGCTCCAGCAGGTGGTAGGCGGTGCGCCCATCCGCATCCACGATCACCGCCTGCGCGGAGTCCGGCCGCCACGCGTTGCGCACGATCTGCAGCTTCTGGCCGACGATGACGCCGGGCACGCCGGAAACGTCCCAGGCCGTGCCGCGGAAGCCGACTTCCAGGAAATCGTTCACGGTGCGCGTCTCGGGCGCGGAGACGGCCAGCTCGCGGCACAGGCCGATGCCGGGCGCGATCACCAGCTGGTCCGGCGCGATGCGCATCCAGGCCTCGTAGCGCGTCATGTTGTGGCGCGTGTGCACCTGCGTGGCGTTGAACCACCGCGCCCACTGCAGCGCCACCGCGTTGACCTGCTCCAGCGTCGTGAGCCGCAGCAGCTTGAAAGCCGACTCCAGGCTGCGCTCCACGATGTCCTGCGCCTTCTCCACCTGGCCCTTGGCGCGCGGGTTCTTCGGCCGGTTGATCTGCACCTGCACGCGCAGCGCGCCGCACAGGTTCATGAAGGGCGGGCTGGTGTTGGCGCCGCCCGGGTCGAGCATGCACAGCCGCGGCACGCCGTGGAACGGGTCGCTGCCGCGCTGGTGGATCGCCTGCACGAACACCTCGGCCAGGTTGCCGCCGGTCTCTCCGCCGACCACGTACCAGACGAACACGGCGCCCGAGGTGTGGTCGGTGACCACGTAGCGCCACAGGCTGTCCAGCACCTGCCGCGCCACGTTCTTCGGCTTGTTGCCGTAGTAGTCGGTCCAGTCGGCCACGCGCAGGCCGGTGTCCCGCCCCTGCGCGGGCAGGTAGTACATGACGCAGCGGCTCGCGTCGATCTGCCAGCAGTGGTTGGGGTGCAGGCTGGCCATGCGGATCGCCGGCGCGGGCGCCAGCAGCTGATCGGGATGCAGCCGGTACTTGCGCAAGGCCGCGGTGATGGCGCTCACCGACAGCGGCACCACCTCGCCATCGCCCGTCACGCGTTCGGCGCGGATCAGGCCGTTGGCGCGCAGCTCCTCGACGGCATCCTCGATGCCCATGAGGCGCTTGCCGTTCTTGCGCATGTGCTCCAGCACGTCGAGCGCGATCACCGACGCCTCGCGCGCGGTGAGGGCGGAGCGGCCGGCATCGCTGCGGCGCTTGCGCGGCGCGGCCGTCCGCACCGTCACTTCGCCGATCCTGCGCACCACGGTCTGCACCGACAGGCCCAGTTCCCGCGCCGCCTCCTGGTAGATGGCCGTCTTGCGGCCCCACGCGGCGTCCGCCACGGCCTGCCCGTAGTGGACGAGCCGCTGCGTCACCGCCGGGTTGGGTGCGGCCCTCATGCGAGCGCCGCCTGCAGCAGGCCGTGTGCGATGTGCACGCCGGGAATGCCGTGCGTGCCGTGGAGGCCGTGCGTTCCGGCGCGGTGGGGCAGGGCGGCCGCCTCGGCCGCGGCGCGCGGTTCCGCCGGGTCGGCCGCACGGGACAGGCCGGCCATGCGGGCGGCTTCGGACGCACCGGGCGCGAACGATGCCTCCGGTCCCACCGCCGCCTCTACCGCGCCGGGAATCGCGGCCTCGTCCAGCCAGGCCGGCGCCGCCGCCGTCCGCGCCTGCAGCTCCAGGCCGATGCGGCCGGCCACCGTCACCAGCCGGCCGAGCACCGTCTCCAGCTGGCCCTGCACCCAGGCGCGCTGGCACTGGCCGGCCGCGTCGCCGTGCGACACGATCGCCTCCAGCCCGTCGCGCAGCGGACCCAGGATGGCGGCCTCGATGCCCTGCGCCGCCTCCTGCGCCTGCCGGCGCAGCTGTGCCGCCACCTCGTCGGGCGTGGCCCGGGCGAGCTGCCGCGCCTGCCGGCGCAGATCGGCGACCGTCGCCTCCACGGCCCGCTTGCCCTCGGCGAGGTCCTCGGCCTGGTCCTGCGCGTCCCGCAGCGCGCGGGCCTGCGCCTCCTTCTCGCGGGCATGGCGGGCGATCAGCTCTTCGGCCAGCTCCACGAAACCCTCCTTGTCGCCGGCCTTCGCGACCTCGATCAGCGCCTGCTTCTGGTCCTCCGGCAGCCGGCGGTACTGGCGCAGTTCGCGGTAGCCGATGCCCATGCGGGACATCGAATCGAGCGCTTCCTCGCCGAAGGCGCGCAGGTTGGCGATGTCGAGATCCACCTTGTCGACCGACAGCCCGAGCACGCCGCAGAACTCCTCCCACGTGCCCCGGAACTCCGAACCGTTCGGAGCGCGCTGGCCCCGCAGCTGCTGGTACAGCTTGCGCTCCTTCACGAACGCCAGCTTGGAAACACCGAACGTTCGGAGCAGGTTGCCGGCCGCATGGAAGGCCTGCGCCTGCCCCAGCAACTGGTTGAGCAGGTCGCGGTCCTGCCCGTAGCCGGCCTGCACGGCGGCCAGCTGCGCGGGCGCGGCCTCCAGCGCGGCCAGCGCCGCTTCGTTGAGCTTCGGCGCCGCCGCGGGCGCCGTGGGGGTCTTGGGTGTGCGTGGCATGTCGTGCGGCTCAGTGGCTCATGAGGTAATTGCGCTGGAGCTGCTCCAGCGCGTTCTTGGCGCGGTCGAAATCCGCCATCACGCGGAAGGCGAGGCGGCCGAAGCGGGGGGTGAGGCGGAAGCGCTCGGTGGAGGGGTCCTTCTCCACCCAGCCCCGGGCGATCAGCACCGCGGCGGTACGGGTCACGTAGGGCGGCGGGCAGCGCATGGCGGCGGCGAGGTCCTTGTTGGGCAGGCCGTCGATCACGTGGCCGGCCAGGCACTCCAGCATGTCCAGCGCGCGCAGCACCGGGGCGCCGGCCGGCTGCTGCCCGCCGGCCTCGCCCACCTCGCCGGCCGGCGGCGCGGGCGTCACGCGGCGCTCCGGGCGGCGGCCACGGCGGCGCGGGGCCGGCGCAGCACCATCCGGGAGCCCTGCGGCGGCCAGAGCACCGACACCGCGATGCCGGTGACCTCCGCGATGCGCGCCTTGATCCGCGCCGATTCCGAGCGGCCGCTGATGACCTGGCTCACGGTGGCGTTCGCCACCCGCAGTTCGTCGGCCAGCGCCGTGGGCGTGACCCCCTTCATGCGCATGGCCGCCTTGATCTCTTCCGGATGCATGTCTGATACCCTTTCGCCTAACTGGTGAGGTGAAAGCGCTGCGCGAGCGCTGTAGGCGAATTATGGGAAAGAAATCTTTCCCATGCAATAGATTTTGGGAAAGATTTAATGACCATAGGAGACCGGCTGCGCGAAGAGCGCGACCGCCTGGGGCTCAGCCAGCCCAAGCTCGCGGCGATCGCGGGCACCACGAAGCAGACCCTTTTTTCCTGGGAGACCGGCAAGACCGCGCCGGACGGCTTCCAGCTCTCCGCGCTCGGCGCGGCGGGGGTGGACCTGCTCTACGTCCTCATGGGCCAGCGGTCGGGCAGCGCGCTCTCACCCGAGGAGCAGACGGTGCTGTCCTTCTACCGCAGCGCTTCCAAAGAGGTGCAGCGCGCCGCGCTGGGGGCGCTGATCGGCGCGAACGCCCCGGCCCAGGGCCCGTCCCAGCTCAACCAGATGGGCGATCTCACGATGAATAACCATGCCGTGGGGGCCGTGCAGATCGGCTTTTCGGCGGAAGGATCGGCCAAACGTGTGAAGACACGTAACTAAATAGATGGCCGTGGACCGGCCATTTCGACGGAACGGCCGAGCCCCCGACGACGACAATATCGCCGAAGGGAAGAGTCTGTAAATGTCGAATTTGATGTCGTGGATCGTGAAGAAAATCAAGCCCGTGCAGATGAACAACCATGCACGCGGCGGAATCCAGGTGGGGGCAATACACGGGAGGGTCACCATCATCAACGTGACGCTGGGCAATGGCGGCGACTGTTCCTTCATCCTGAAGGGGCGGACGATTCTCCAGCGCACGGGCAACCCCCGGATCGAGACGAACCGTCCCCACTCCCTCGAATGAGCGCAGGCCCCGGCCTGCTCGTCCGCCTGCCCGCATCGGGGCTTTCTCGGAGTCGCCGTGGCGACAATGCACCCGTGTTAATGACGCACCGGCGCCGCATAACGTGCGCACCCCGGCGCGGCAAATGCCCTGGGGGAATCGGCCGGGCGCTCCGGTAAATCGCCCGCTCCAATACGGCCTCTCGCGGATATTCGCACACATAACTGCGCTGTGGCATGGCAGTGACGTAATCCGTGCGATTTCCCGGCCGTCCGCGGGCCCGGTCCGGGCGCGGCCGTGCCGCGGCTGCCGGCGGCGCGAATCGAATAGTGCCCTCGTTCCAGCGACGGCCTCCGGCACGGTCCGGACACTGGTGGCTTCCCACCTTTGTCCGCCCGCTGGAGGGCCCATGCAACTCAGAGAATCCGTTCCGGTCTGGCTGCGCGCGCCGCGCAATTCGCTGTGGCTGGCCATCGCCGCGGCCCTGCTGGCCGCTATCGCCGTGGTCGCGCCCGCGCAATGGCCCGTGGTGCTGTACAAGGCCTCCCTGGTGTCGCTCGCCGCGGTGCTCGGGTACTGGCTCGACCGCGCGCTGTTCCCCTATGCGCGCCCCGACGGCTACCTGGTGCGCGACTGGCGCTACGGCACCGCCGCGCCCGAAGGCGACGTGGACCATCCCGTCGTCACGGCCTACGCGCGCATCTACTCCGCCGCCATGGTGCGGCGCGCCATCGTGGTCGCCGCGGTGGTCTTCGGCATGGCCGCGGGCCTGTGATGGACGCGCGCCGCCGTTCCCGCCGGGCCGCCGCCCTCGGCCGGGCCCTCGCGCCGCTGCCTGCCGTGTTCGCGTCCGTGTTCATGTTCATGTTCGCGTTCACGGCCGGCATCGCGCAGGCCCAGGTGCCGCCCGAGGCGCTGCGCCACCGCGCGCTGCTCGTGCGCACCGCGCACGCCACCTGGGGCCTGGATGCGCCCGTGGCGGTGTTCGCGGCCCAGATCCACCAGGAAAGCGCCTGGCGCCCGGACGCCGTCTCGCACGTCGGCGCGCGGGGCCTCGCCCAGTTCATGCCCGGCACCACGCGGTGGATCGCCTCCATCGACCCCGGCCTGGCCGCGCAGCAGCCCCACAGCCCCGCCTGGGCGCTGCGCGCGCTGGTCCGCTACGACCGCTGGCTGTACGAGCGCACCCCCGGGCACTACGCGCCGCGCGACCGCATGTGGGTGGCCCTGCGCGCCTACAACGGCGGACTCGGGCACTGGCAGGCCGAGGCGCGCGCCACCGGGCTGCGCCTGCCCGACCGCCTGCAGGTCGATGCCGCCTGCGGCCTCGCCCGCCGCGCCGCGCTGCACTGCGCCGAAAACCTCGGCTATCCGCACCGCATCCTGGTCGTCCTCCAGCCGCGCTACGCGGCGTGGGGGCCCGGCCTGTGAGCCCGCCTCCGTACCGCCTCATCGCGCTGGCCGTGCTGATCTGCGCCGCGATCTACGGCGCCAAGCGCTGGGAGTCGCACCTCGTCGCCCGCGGCGACGCGCAGGGCGCGGCCCGCGTGCAGGCCGCCTGGGACCGCCAGGAGGCCGAGCGCAGCGAGGCCACCGCCCGCGACAACGCCACCCGGTTCCGCAACGCCGAAAGGATCGCCCATGAAGACGCCGAACGCACGGCCGCGCGCGCTGCGCGTGACGCTGCTGCTGCCGCTGCTGTGCGCGGCCTGCGCGCAGAGATTGCCCGCCTCAACGCCCGCCCCGATCCCTACCCGGCAGGAGACCCCGGCCTTGCCGCCTGCGCTCGCGAAGCCGCCACCGCACGGGAGCTTCTCGGAGAAAGCAGCGGCGCATATCGAGCAGTGGCGGCAGCGGCTGACGGACTCCGCGACCAGGTCGTAGGCCTGCAGGCCTTCGTGCACGGCGTGTGCCGCGCACCGTCCGGTCCCGCACCCGTCCCGTCCTTCGGCGCCGCGCCCGCCGAAGCCGGGCCTTCCGGCGCCGAGCCCGCGGACGCCGCGGACCCGGTGACCGCAGGCCCGGCCCTGCCCGTGGGGGTGCCCCTTGAGTGACGACATCGACCGCGCCAGCGAGCGCGAGGCCCAACTGCTGGAGGATGCGCTGAGCGCCCAGGCCCGGCGCGCCGGCCTGCACGGCAAGACCGTCCACGACTCGGCCCGCCACTGCCGTGACACCGACTGCGGCGAGCCCATCCCGCAGGCGCGGCGCGAGGCGCTGCCCGGCTGCCGGTACTGCGTGCGCTGCCAGGCGCGCCGCGACGGCAGCGCGGCGGGAAGGCGCCCATGAGCGTCGAGATCGAGTTCTGGCAACTGGTGCTGCTGCTGGTCACCCTCCTGGGCGCCTGCGGCACCGGGGCCTCGCTGCTGCTGGCGCAGGTGCAGAAGCACCTCGACGAGCGCTTCGCGACCCAGGAGCACACGCGCGCCGAGCGCGCCGACGCCGACGAGAAGGCCCGCGGCGAGCAGCACCGCCAGCTCACCGCCCGCCTGGACGGCCTGGAGCAGATCAACCGCGAGGAAACGCTGCAGTGGCAGCGCGTCGAACGCGAGATGCTGCGGCACATGGCGGAGCTGCCCGTGAAGTACGTCATGCGCGACGACTACATCCGCGGCCAGTCGATCCTCGAGGCCAAGCTCGACAACCTCGCCGGCAAGCTGGAGAACGCCCAGTTGCGCGCGGCCCTCCACCATCCCCCCGCGGCCCTGCGGCCCTGACGGCGGCACGGGGCGGCACGGGCGGCAAATAGTGCCCCGGTTCCAGAGACGCCCGGAGCGCTCCGCCCGACCATCGGCAGCATGACATTCCCGCATCCCTTCCGTGCCGGCGCCCGCGCGGTGCCGTCCCGCCGCAGCGGCTGCGCCGCGGCCGCCGCCCGGGCCTGCCCCATGCCCGGAGGCCCGGCATGAGCGGCACGCTGGACATGCTGGACGCGGTGGTCGCGCGGCTCGCGGCCCGCATTCCGCGCGTGGCCGTGGTGTTCTTTCCCGAAGCCCCTGCGCAGTACCGCCTGGAGCATCCCGTGGGCGCGCTGCTGGTGCGCTACGGCGGCAGCCAGTACGCCGGCGCCTCCGCGGCGCGCAGCGCCATGGTCCAGGGGCGCGAGGTCGCCGTCTCCGTGGCGGCGGTGATGCGCCGGGCGGACGGCGCCGACGGCGCCTTCGCGCTGGTCGACGAGGCGCGCGGCGCCCTGCTGGGCCTGCGGATGCCGGGCACCACGGACGGCCTGCGCGCCGTCCAGGACCAATTCCTGGGACAGGCCGGGGGCCTCTGGCTGTGCGCGATCGACTTCGCGGCACCGGCGCCCGTGGTCGAGGACCGGAATGACGACGACGGCCCGCTGCTGCGGCGCGTCACGCGGCTCGGCCCGCTCGAGCGGACCGAGACCTCCCTCCACCCTGACGGGACCATCACCGAAGAGGACCACCCCCTATGACCGATGCCTCGGAGCCCAGCGCTCCCTACCTCTATTGCGGACCGCTCTCGGGCGTGACGCTGGCCGGCGGCCAGGAAACGCTGCTCGTGCCCGGCACCACCGTGCACCTGCCGCCCGCGCACGAGTACACGCGGACGCTCGTCGCCCGCGGCCACCTCTCGGCCGTGCCGGGCGCCCCGGCGTCCGCCGACGGCAAAACCCTTCCTTCCACCACCACCAGGAACTGAAAGACCATGGCTGCAAACTTCCTCCACGGCCTGGAGACCATCGAAATCGACAAAGGGCCGCGCCCCGTGCGCGTCGTCAAGACGGCCGTCATCGGCCTCGTCGGCACCGCGCCCTCCGGCCCCGTCAACACGCCCACGCTGGTGCTCTCGGACAAGCAGGGCGCCCAGTTCGGCGACCTGGCGCAGTCCGCCGGCTTCAGCATCCCGCAGGCGCTGGACGGCATCTTCGACCAGGGCGCCGGCACGGTGATCGTCATCAACGTGCTCGACCCCGCCGTTCACAAGACCGCAGTGACTGCGGAGTCCCTGGTGCTGCAGGGCGATGCCGGCAAGACCGCCAAGCCCGCCTGGATCGGCGCCGCCACGGTGAAGAACCAGGCCGGCAACGTCACGCACGTGGCCGGCACCGACTACACCGCCGATCCCGCCACCGGCCGCATCACCCGCGTGGCCGGCGGCGCCATCGCCCCGGGCGCGACGCTCACCGTGTCCTACACCTACGCCGACCCCACCAAGGTGACGCCCGCCGACGTGATCGGCGCCGTGAACGCCGCGGGCCGCCGCACCGGCATGCAGGCGCTGCAGGACACCTACAACCTGCTGGGCTACTTCGCGAAGATCCTGATCGCCCCCGGCTACTGCACGCTCAATGCCGTGGCGACCGAGATGATCGCCCTGTCGCACAAGCTGCGCGCCGTGCCGCTGATCGACGCGCCCGTGGGCACCACCTTCGCGCAGGCGCTGGCCGGCCGCGGCCCCTCGGGCGCGATCAACTTCGCCACGAGCAGCGACCGCGCCGTGCTCTGCTACCCGCACCTGCAGGTGTTCGATCAGGCCACGGGCGCCAACCGCCTGGAGCCGATGTCGCCGCGCCTGGCCGGCGTCATCGCCGCGCAGGACAACGAGCGCGGCTACTGGTGGAGCCCCTCGAACACCGAGATCAAGGGCGTGGTGGGCGTGGAGACGCCGCTCACGGCCATGATCAACGATCCGCAGAGCGAGGTGAACCAGCTCAACGAAGCGGGCATCGTGACGGTGTTCAGCAGCTACGGCACGGGCCTGCGCGCCTGGGGCAACCGCTCCGCCGCCTGGCCGAGCGTGACGCACCCGCGCAACTTCATCAACGTGCGCCGCACGGCCGACGTGCTGCACGAGTCGCTCGAACAGTCGATGCTGCAGTTCATCGACATGCCGATCAACAACGCGCTGATCGACTCCATCAGCGAATCGGTGAACGCCTTCATCCGCACGCTCATCGCGCGCGGCGCGCTGGTGGACGGCCGCTGCCTCTTCGATCCCTCGAAGAACCCGGCCACCGAGCTGGCCCTGGGCCACCTCACCTTCGACATCGAATTCATGCCCCCGACCCCCAACGAGCGCATGACCTTCGAATCCTTCATCAACATCGAGCTGCTCAAGCAGCTGGCGTCCTGATCGCGGCCCCGAGGCCCGCAACGGAGTCCATTCCATGGCGAAAATCGAAATCAACCGCGTCACCAACGCGAACATCTACATCAACGGCAACAACCTGCTCGGCCGCGCCGACGAGGTCAAGCTGCCCGACGTGACGGCCGTCATGTCCGAGCACAAGGCCCTGGGCATGGTCGGCAAGATCGAGCTGCCCAGCGGCTTCGACAAGCTCGAAGGCGAGATCAAGTGGAACTCGATCTACCGCGACGTGGCCCGCCTGGTCGCCAACCCGTTCCGCTCGCTGCAGCTGCAGTGCCGCTCCAACATCGAGGTCTACGGCTCGGGCGGCCGCGTCACCCAGCAGCCGCTGGTGACCTTCCTCACCGTGACGTTCAAGAAGAACCCCATGGGCACCTTCAAGCAGAACGACAACGTGGAGCTGGCCGCGACGTTCTCGGCCACCTACATCAAGCAGGTGATCGGCAGCGAGGACGTGCTGGAGCTGGACTACATGGCCAACATCTTCCGCGTCGGCGGCGAGGACCTGCTGGCCGACTACCGCGCCAACATCGGCGGCTGAGCGCGCGCCGCGCGACGCTCCGGCCAGGGCCCGCTTCGGCGGGCCTTTTTTTGTGCCCGCGTTCCATGGACCGGCCGCCGCCCGGCCGCAATGATGGCGGCTCCCCCAACACAGGAGCAGACAGACATGACACCCACAGCAGCATCGGCCACGGCAGCAACGGCGGCACCGGCGACGGCACCGGCAACGGCCCTGGCCACTGCGGCCGCGGCAGGCAAGGCCGCCGGCTCCGCCGAGATCACGCTCAAGTTCCCCATCGAATCGGGCGGCCGCCGCATCGAGACGCTGACCCTGCGGCGCGGCACGCGCGCCGACATGAAGGCCGCGGCCAAATTCAGCAAGGAAGACGCCGAGCAGGAGGACTTCCTGTTCGCGCGCCTGACCGGCCTCACGCTGGAAGACGTCGACGCCCTGGACCTCGCCGATTCGCGCGCGCTCCAGGAGGCCTTTCGCGGCATGGTCAGCTAAGGACGAACATCTCCGCCCACTGGACGAAGTCCTCCTGCTGGTGCTCCGCATCCAGCCGTCGGAGATCGACGCGCTGGAGATGGACGACTACTGGTGGTGGGTCGGCGTCGCCGAACGCGAGATCCAGCGCCGCGCCGACGCGGCCGGCGCCGGATGAGCGCTCGGCTGCCGCGCGCGGGGCGGCGCTCCGGACGGACGGGCAAACCCCAAGCAGGTGCATCTATGGCGAATGAAATGAACGTCAACGTCAGGCTGGGCGTCGCCCTGACCGTCGCGGTCCAGGGCGCCTCCTCGGCGGCCGCCGGGGCACTGATCCGGATCGGCGCGACGGTGGACGTGCTGCGCGCGCGCCAGCAGAGCGCGGGCCAGGCGGCGGCGCAGTCGATGGCGCCCACCCTCGGCATCCTGGTCGCGATGACCGCGCGCTACCAGAGCCTCGGCGCGGCCATCGGCCAGGCCACCGCCCAGCAGACGGCGCTGTCGGCCGCGCAGGCGCGCGGCAATGCGCTCAAGTCGCAGCGCGAGGATCTGCTCAAACAGATCAAGGACACCAAGGACGGCGCGATGGCGTGGGCCAAGCCCGTCGTGCAGTCCGTGAAGATCGCGGGCGACCACCAGCAGCGCATGCGCGACATCGCCATGGAGGGCAACCTCTCGCCGGCCGGCGAAGCCCAGGTGGGCGCGTCCGTGCGCGCGGCGTCGGTGCAGTGGAGCCAGTCGCTCGCGGACGTGTCGGCGGGCATCTCCCGGCTGGCCGCCGGCGGCGTGCGCAGCGCCGCGGAGCTGTCGCAGTACGCGCCCCTGATGGCCAAGTTCGCCACGGCCATCGGCACCGGCATGCAGGACATCGGCGGCGCGGCGCTCGCGATGCGCGACAGCCTGGGCATCTCGGCCAGCGGCATCGACGGCGCCATGAACGTGATGGCCGAGGCCGGCCGGCGCGGGAGCTTCGGCACCGCGGACATGGTCAAGGCGGTGCCGTCGTTCGCGCCCATCTACCAGCAGATGGGCACCACCGGTAAGGAAGCGGTCGCGGAGATCGGCGCGGCGCTGCAGGTGGCCCGCAAGGGCGCGGGCAGCAACGAGGACGCGTCGAAGAACTTCCAGAGCTTCATGGAGAGCATGAACTCCGCCGACACGATGAAGAACTTCGAGTCGATCGGCATCGACATGAAGGCCAGCATGGTCCAGCTACGCTCGCAGGGCCTCACGCCCGTGCAGGCCGTGATGGGCACGCTCACCGCCTACATGGGCACCAAGGGGCCGGCCGCCGCGGCCGATCTGCAGAAGGCGCTGGCCATCAAGGACGACAAGGAGCGCGAGGCGGCGGTGCGGCAACTGGCCGACACGCATGCGATCGGCGATCTGTTCAAGGACAAGCGCGCCATGGACTTCGTCATTCCGGCGATCGCGCACGGCCGGGAGATGAAGGACATCCAGCGCGGGGCTTCCGGCGCGGCCGGCTCGAAGCAGCTCGACGACGACGCCGCCAGGCGCCTGGACACCTTCAACGGCCAGGTCGGCCTGCTGGACAAGGCGCTGACGGACGTGGGCCTGTCCATCGGCAGCGCGCTGCTGCCGCCGCTGACCGACATGGTCCGGGCCGTGGTGCCCGTGGTGCGGGCGTTCGCCGATTGGGCCCGCGAGAACCCCGGAATCATCAAGGGCGTGGTGGGCCTGGTCGCGACGCTGTATGCGGGCCGGATGGCCATCCTGGGCGTGCGGCTGGCGGTGAACCTGCTGCTCACGCCGTTCGCGGCCCTGCGCACCGCGGCGGCGGCGATGTCGCTGCGCTGGTCCGCGCTGCGGGCGCTGTGGCAGTCCGGCGGGGGCTTCTCCTCGGCGACCGGCGGGTTGCGGTCGCTGGGCGGCGCACTGGCGAACGCGGGCCGCCAGGCGCTGGGGTTCGCGCGCGGTGCCGCCACGGCCGCCATGGGCGCGATCGCGAGGCTGGGCGGCGTGCTGGGGACGGGCCTGCGCCTGATGGGCTCGGGCGCGGCGTGGCTGGGCCGGGTGATGGGCGGAGCGCTGGTGTCGGGGCTGCGCATGGCCGGGCAGGCCGTGATGTTCCTGGGCCGCATGCTGTTGGCGAACCCCATCGGCATGGCCGTCGCCGGCGTGGCGGTAGCCGCCTACCTGGTCTGGAAGCACTGGGACACGGTCAAGTCCGCGTTCACCGCGGCCTGGGCCTGGCTGAAGGACATGGGATCGCAGTTCATGGCCGTGGGCGGCGAGCTGATCGATTCCCTCGTGAGCGGCATCACCTCCAGGGTGGGGGCGGTGCGCGACACCATCGTGAACCTGGCCGGCAGCGTGACGGACTGGTTCAAGTCCGCGCTCGGCGGCAACGCGGCCGCGGCCGCGGGCGTGACGCTGGCGGTTTCCGCGGTGGGCGCGGCGGCCGGACAGGGGCCGGCCGCGCCGATCCCGGGCCAGTCGGCCGCGCTGGTGCAGGCAGCGGCCGGGCAGCACGGCAAGGGCGCGGCGGCGGGCGCGCAGGGCGCGGCCGGCGCGATGGCGGAGGCACCGGGCGCCCCGGGAGCGCAGCCGTCCGCCGCCCAGGCCCGTGCCCGGCAACTGCAGGCCGCGCAGGCCGCGGGCGCGAAAGGCGCGCCGGCCAACGCTCCCGCCCGTGCGGGCGGCGGGGGCATCGTGATCCATTACGCACCGACCATCAACGTGCCCGCCGGCGATTCCGCGCGGGCCTCCGTGACCGACGCGCTGAAGATGACGCTCCCGGAACTCGAGCGGATGATCCAGCGCGTGGCCGCACAACAGCAACGCAGGAGCATCTGACATGTGGGCCGTCCTGGGAGAAGTCCAATTCGAGCTGCTCACCTCCATGGAGGGCATGGAGCAGCACACCGCGGCGGAGTACGCCGAGCATGCGCTCATCGGCTCCAAGCCGCGGCTGCAGCACACCGGCGACAAGCTGGACGAGTACCGCCTGCAGATGCAGTTCCACGCCGCCTACTGCGACCCGGAGGCCGAGCTGCGCAAGCTGCTGGACCTGGTGCGCTCGCGCAAGGCCCGCCAGCTGGTGCTGGGCAACGGGCTCAACAAGGGCTGGATGGTCGCGGTGGAAACCCAGGCGACCAGCCGCCAGACGGATGCGCAGGGCACCCTGATCGCGCTGGAGGCGAGCATGACGCTGCGCGAGTACGTGGTGCCCCTGCTGCCCCGCATGCGCGCGTCGCAGGAGCGGCGCGAGGCCCGCGAGCGCACCGCGGCCGAGCCCCGGCACAAGGCCGCGGCCCCGCCCGCCCGGCCTGCCGGCGCGGGGCGCGGCTGGATCCACCCGGACGGCGTCCGGGCACCGAGGGAGTGAGCGATGGAGTACATGGAATACATCACGAGGGACGGCGACCGGTGGGACACCATCGCCCACCGCTACTACGGCGACGCCGCGCTCATCAGCCCGCTCGCCGAGGCCAACGGCCATCTGCAACTCTCGCCCGTGCTGCCGGCCGGCCTGCCGGTGCGCGTGCCCGTGATCGCCGACACCGAGACCCTGGACCTGCAGGACCTGCCGCCATGGATGCGCTGACCGTCGCCGAGCCGCACCTGATCGTGTCGTACAACCGGCACGACATCACCGCGGACATGAGTCCCTTCCTGCTCTCGGTCGGCTGGACGGCCGACCTCGAAGGCAACGAGGCGGACAGCCTGGAGATCACCCTGGAGGATACCGACGGCCTGTGGCTGAACGGCCTGTATCCGCGCAAGGGCGATACCCTGGAGCTGCAGATCGGCTACCGGGGCGAGGGCCTGGTGCCGTGCGGCGCCTTCGAGATCGACGAGATCGAGATCGAGGGGCCGCCGTCGCAGGTGAAGGTGAAGGCGCTCGCCGCGGCGGTGATGAAGACGCTGCGCACCCACAAGGGACATGCCTACGAAGACACCACGCTGGCCGGCATTGTGCGGGCCGTGGCCGAACGCCACCGATTGCAGGTGGTGGGCGAGATCGAGGACATCCCCGTGCGGCGCGTGACCCAGGCGCACGAGCAGGACCTGAAATTCCTGCGCCGCCTGGCCACCGAGTACGGCTACGCCTTCAACGTGCGCGGCGACAAGCTGACGTTCGTGCCGCTGGACGGGCTGCGCGCGAAGAAGGCGGTGCGGGTGCTGGGCCCGGCCGACGTGGCGCGCTACAACTTCCGCGACAAGATCAAGGGAACCCCCGCGCAGGCGTCGGTGGCCTACCACGACCCCTCGTCCAAGGAGACGGTCTCGTACGCCATGAACAGCGAAGGCGAGGTGGTGCCGAGCACCTCGGCCGACACGCTCAAGCACGCCATGCGCGCGGAGTCGCCGCGGCAGGCCCAGGCGAAGGCGCAGGCGGCGCTGCGCGGCGCGCAGGACCAGGCGACGGTCTGCTCCTGCACGCTGTGGGGCGATCCGACTCTGGTCGCGGGGGTGAACGTGGAACTGGAAGGATGGGGGCAGCTCTCGGGCCGCTACCAGATCGCCCGCTCCACGCACCGCATCGCCCGCGGCAGCGGCTACGCCACCGAACTGGAGCTGCGCCGCGTGCAGGCCGGCAAGGCAGCGGCGGCCGCGGCCAGGACCGGCAAGCGGCGGCTCCTCGTGGCCACGCTGGACGAGAACGAAGAGGTGGTGCTGCGATGAACGAATTCCAGGAACAGCAGGCGACCTACAAGACCGGCGTGGTGACGGCGGTCGACGCCGCCGGCGGCCGGGCGCGCGTGCGCTTCGACGACCTCGACGGGCTGGAGACCGCGCTCCTGCCCGTGGGCCAGCGCAAGACGCACGAGGACAAGGACTACTGGATGCCCGACGTCGGCGAGCACGTCGCCTGCCTGATGGACCAGTACCTCGAAGACGGCGTGATCCTCTGCGCCATCTATTCCGGCGCCGACCGCCCGCCCACCGCCGACCCCCATGTCCGCATGGTGCGGTTCCGCGACGGCGCGGAGATGGCCTACGACCGCAGCTCCGGCACGCTCTCGGTGCGCGGCGTGGCGCACGTGGTGGTCGAGGCCGGCAGCGAGATCGTGCTGCGCGCGCCGCGGCTGGTGGTGGACGCGCCCTCCGTCGCGTTCACCGGCGACGTCGACGTGGCGGGCAAGCTGATGGACGTGGGCGGCAACTCGAACCACCACCGCCACTAGCGCGGAAAAGCCGCGGGCGCCGCTGCCGGAAACGGCGCCCGCGGCGGCGGCGATTGTGTCCGCGTTCCATAGACCGCGCGGACGCCTCCGGGAATCATCGGAATTCCCATGGACGCCATCAACACCATCACCGCACGCGACTGGCAACTGGCCATCGGCCAGCCCGGCACGACCCTGACCGGCGACGACGACATCGGGCAGTGCCTGCGCGTCATCCTCGGCACCCCCAAGGGGAGCGATCCCCTGCGCCCCGCGTTCGGGTCGGGCCTGCGCCACTACCTGGACTGGCCCATCGACCGCGCCCGGCCGCACATCGTGCGCGAGTGCTGGGACGCGATCGGCCTGTGGGAGCCCCGCATCACGCTGGAGCGTGTCACCGTCCACCCGGGCAGTGAACCGCAGCAGCTCGGGGTGACGGTTTTCTGGAGCCTCGCGGGCCAGCCCCGCACGCAATCCACGGAGGTGACGCTGTGACCGCCCCCCGATTCATCGACCGCGACCCCCAGCAGGTGGTCGAGGACCTCGTCGCCCAGTACGAGGCCATGACCGGCCGCACGCTGTACCCGGCGCAGGTCGAACGCCTGCTGATCGACCTCGTCGCCTACCGCGAGAGCCTGACGCGCGAGCTGATCCAGGACACCGCGCTGCAGAACCTCGTCGCCTTCGCGCGGGCGCCGTTCCTGGACCACCTCGGCGCGCTGCTGGGCGTGGCCCGGCTCGCGGCCGGCAAGGCCCATGCCACCGTGCGCATGGAGTTCAAGGAGGCCACGCCGCGGGCGCTGTCGCTGCCGGCGGGCTGGCGCGTGGAGCTGCCGTCCGGCCAGGTGTTCGCGGCCGATGCGGCCGGCGAGATCCCGGCGGGCGCGCAGGCCTTCGAATGCACGGTGAGCGCGCAGGAGGCCGGCACGCAGACCAACGGCTGGCCGCCTTCGCTGTTGCGCGCGCTGGACACGCCGCCCGCCGCGCTCGCCGCGCTGCGCACCACCACCACGACCCGCGGCGGCACCGAGGCGGAGGCGGACGAACGCTACCGCCAGCGGATCAAGCTGGCGCCCGAGGCGTTCTCGTACGGCTCCGAGCACCGCTACCGCCTGCTGGCATTGACGACGGCGCCCTCGCTGCAGGACGTGCGCGTCTGGAGCCCGCGGCCGGACGGCTCGGTCAGCGTGGTGCTGCTGGGCTCGGACGGCGTGCCCTCGGCGGAGACGGTCGCCCGGGTGCAGGCCGCGCTCGACGCGCCCCAGGCCCGCATGCTGGGCGACCGCATCACCGTGTCGGCCGCCGTGCCGGTGGACTACGCGATCTCCGTGCGGGTGGACGTGGCCGCGGGCAACGTCTCCGACATCGTGCTCGCCGGCGTGGAGCAGCGCCTGCGGGCCTGGGCCGCGCAGCAGGCGGGCCGCCTGGGCGGCGACCTGGTGCCCTCGCAGATCGTGGCCGCCGCGGCCGGCGTGGCCGGCGTCTACGACCTGCAGGTGCTGGCGCCCACGCAGCGCGTGCTGCAGGCCCACGAATGGCCGCGCCTCACGGGCGTGTCCGTCACGGCCGGAAAGCAGCTCACCGATGGCTGACGTCCTGATCCAGCCGTCGCTCGCGCACGACCCGAGCCTGGTCGCCCTGGCGCGGCTGCCCGAGCGCATCACCGATCTGGACGTGCGGCCGCTGCTGGTCTACGACGTGGACCGCGTCGACGCGGCCGCCTTGCCCTACCTCGCCGAACAGTTCGGCATCGTGGGCCCGATGTGGCAGTACCTGCAGGGCGAGGCCGCGCAGCGCGCCGCGATCCGCGGGGCCGTCGCCTGGCACCGCGCCAAGGGCACGCCCTGGGCCGTGACCGATGCGCTGCGCTGGATCGGCGTGTCCGCCGTGCCGGACGACCAGCGCGGCACGCCGCGGCGCTGGGCCTCGTACGAACTGGTACTCGGGCAGGTGCCCGACACCACGCAGGCGGAGTCGATCGTGGCCCTGGCGCGCTTCGCCGCGCCAGCCCGCGCCCACCTGGTGCGCCTCTACAACCCGCAGCACGACCTGCGGCCGCTGGTGCTGGACCGCGGGCCCGCGCTCGACGCCGGCATGCTGGACAACTATTCCGGCGTCATGGGCGCCGACGGCGTGGTCCGATCGTTCGGAGAACGCCGCGGGGGCACCGTGCCCGCCGCGGCCGCGCTGGCGCCCCGCGGCGCGCGCACCGACGTGCGCGCCTCGGTGTCCCGCTACGACGACATGCCGGTGCTCGACGCCTGGCGGCTCGATGCGCGGGTGCTGTCCGGCGTGTCGGGCGGGACCATGGACCTCTCCATCGGCACCTGCGGCCTGCCGCCCCTGGAAGGCGGAACGCTCATCCATCGGCGCGTCGCTGCCACCCACGTCCCCTGGGACGCCCCCGTGCCGGCAGGCGGCCGCACGGACTTCGCCGCGGACCTGGCCCTCGTGCCGGTGCATCCGCCGCGCCGCTGGACCGGCCCGTGGGGCGGTCCGTGGCGCCCCCACTTCTCTTTGATCTCAACCGAGGAAACGTAAATGGCAGTCTTGCAAGAGTCCGGCCGCATCTTTCTGGCGACGGCGGTCGCCACTCCGCCGCTGTACCTGGCCTGGGGCCGGGGCCTGGCCGCATGGGACACCACGCCCGAGCCCGAGCCCACCAAGGCCACCCGCCTGGTGGACGAGATCGGCCGCCGGCTCATCACCAGCGTGGGCTTCGTGGTGCCCGACGACAACGGCGCCATCGAGCTGCCGGACAAGAAGCGCTACGCGGCCAGCGCCGTGCCCACCAAGTGGCTGCACGCGAGCTGGACCTTCAACTACGACGACGCGGCCGGCGAGACCGTCCGCGAACTCGGCGTGTTCATCGGCGGCAGCGTGGCCTCCGGCCTGCCGGCCGGCCAGCGCTACTTCACCGCCGCCCAGGTGGTGGAGCCCGGCTACCTCTACTGCCTGGAGCGCGTGCAGGCCTTCAAGCGCGGCACCGGCGTGCGACCCGTGCAGCAATACGTCCTGCCGTTCTGAGGAAGGTACCCATGAAAGACATCCAAGACACCTTCGATCCGGCGAAGAACTACCACCGCGTGCTGTTCCGCCAGGACGCGCTGCTGCAGTCGCGTGAACTCAACGACCTGCAGCGCATCGTCCAGCACGAGATCAAGGGCGTGGCCGACGCCATGCTGCGCGACGGCGACGTGATCCGGGGCGCGCGCATCGTCGTGAACCCCACCACCGGCGCCGTGCAGGCGGAAGCCGGCGCGGTCTACCTGCAGGGCTCCGTGCGCGGCGTGGTGCCCGCGACCTTCACCGTGCCCGTCCAGGGCATCGTCACGGTCGGCATCTACCTGCGCGAGAGCGTCGTCACCGAACTGGAAGACCCGGGCCTGCTGGGCATCGCCGGCGGCACGCCGTCGTACGGCGAACCCGGCGCCTCGCGCCTGAAGATCGAGCCCGCCTGGGGCTATGCCGGCGACGGGCAGCAGGGCGAGTTCTTCGCCGTCTGGACCGTCGAGGACGGCGTCCTGCGCGCCAAGGAAACGCCTCCGCACCTGTCCTCCATCACCCGCGCGATCGAGGACTACGACGTGGCCAGCACCGGCGGCGGCTCCTACATCGTGGAGGGCCTGCAGGTGGCCATGGCGCCCGACCTCGCCACCGGCGAGCAGGTCTACACCGTGGCCGAAGGGTCCGCCCGCGTCGCCGGCCGCAGCCGCGTCTTCCAGGCCAGCCGGCGCCTCGTCACCAAGGCCGAGCCCGAGCTGTTCAGCGTGGACAGCGAGCCGCACATCTCCACCACCGAAGGCGAGCAGCGCATCGAGCTCGGCCGTCCGCCCTGCAAGGGCGTGCCGGAATTCCGCATCACCGCCCGCCGCACCGTCACCCTGGTGCACGGGGGCTTCGCCGGCATCGCCGACGTGCTGCCGGACGCGAGCGTCATCTCCATCGACGCCGTCAAGCAGGGCGGCACCACCTTCGCCAAGGACGCCGACTACCGCCTCACCGCCGGCCAGGTGGACTGGAGCCCCCAGGGCGCCGAACCCGCGCCGGGCTCCTCCTACCAGGTCACCTACCTCTACATCCAGCGCGCGACGCCCAAGGCGGCGGACTCGCGCGGCGCGACGGTCGAGGGCGCCATCGTCGGCTCGTCCATCCTCGTGAGCTACCAGCAGCAGCTGCGCCGCGTGGACCGCCTCTGCATCAACCGCGAAGGCCAGTTCGAGTGGCTGCGCGGCGTCTCCAGCGCCTGGACGCCGGCACCGCCGCAGATCCCGGACGACATGCTCGCGCTCGCCACCGTGTTCCAGACCTGGGACGGCGGCCGGCAGGTGGTGAGCGACGGCGTGAAGATCCAGTCGCCGCACCGCATCGCGATGCAGGAGCAGCGCATGGACGCCGTCATGCTCGACCTGGCCGAACTGCGGCTCGCCACGAGCGCGCAGGGCATGGATTCGGGCGTCAAGAAGGGCCTCATCGCCGACGCCTTCCTGTCGGACCGCCAGCGCGACGCCGGCATCGCCCAGACCGCCGCCGCGGTGAACGGCGCGCTGCAGCTGCCGATCACGACCACCGTGCACCAGCTCGGCACGGCGCTGCCCGAGCGCATCGCCATCGAGCACGGTCACCGCGTGGCGCTGGAGCAGACCTGGCGCACGGGCTCCCGGCTGGTGAACCCCTACAACGCCTTCGACCCGGTACCGGCGGCCGTCACGCTCGTGCCCAACGTGGACCGGTGGACCACCGTGGACACCACGTGGCAATCCGCCATCACCGAGCGCCTCTACACGGGCGCCGGCAGCGAGATCCGCCTCACGGCCACGGCCAGCGCGGTGCGCGTGCTGTCGGAGGAGTCGCGGCCGATCGAGTACCTGCGGACCATCTCCGTGCGCTTCGACATCGAGGGCTGGGGGCCGAACGAGCTGCTGCAGTCGGTCACGTTCGACGGCATCCCGACCGGCGCACAGCCGCTCGCGGGCGGCACGCTGAAGGCCGATGCCGCGGGCAAGCTCTCGGGCACCTTCACCGTGCCGGACAAGGTCACGGCGGGCGCCAAGGCCGTGGTGTTCCGCGGCGCGCTCGGCAGCCGCGGCTCGCAGACCTTCTACGGCCAGGGCACGAACGTGCTGCGTTCGCAGCAGAACGTGGTCACGGAAACGTATGCCCGCTGGAACCAGCCCGTGTACTCGGGCGGCGGCGCGGTCTTCGGCCCGGGCAACAGCACGCCGGTCTACTCGCCCACGACCACGGGCGGCGGCGCGGTGTTCGGTCCCACCAGCCGGAACGCCACGGTGCCCCAGAACAGCTCGGCATGCGCCAAGTGGCTCTACGACGGCTACTTCGATCCCTCGGCCCAGTCGTTCGTGCTCGACGAGGACACCCACTGCAGCGGCGTGCGCCTGATGTTCACCGCCGCGGGTGGCCCGGTCACGGTGCAGATCCGCGAAGCCGCCGCCGGCGTGCCCGCGACCGCCGTCGTCGCCGAGGCCCGCGTGCCGAAGGCGTCGATCCAGTTGAACGCGCCCACCACCATCACGTGGACCCCCGCGCTGCTGCTGGCGGGCCGCGAGTACTGCATCGTCACGCTGTGCGACGACGCGCAGACGGCGATCGCGGTGGCGGAGCTGGGCAAGCAGGACCCGGAGCGCGGCTACGTCGTCGCCCAGCCCTACCAGGTGGGCGTGTTCTCGACCTCGTCGAACAACAGCGCCTGGACGATCCACCAGGACGTGGACCAGTGGTTCCAGCTGCTCGCGGCCAGCTACACCGCGAACGAGCGCGTGATCGACCTCGGCACGGCCGACGTGGTCGCCGCCACCGACCTGATGGTGCTGGGCTTCGCGGAGCGCCCCTCGGCCGCCTCCGGCGTGGTGTTCGAAGTGGAGTTCCCCGAGTCCATGAAGGGCGAGATCGTGCGGCTGAACGACGGGCAGATCGTCTGGCTGGCGGCGCCCTTCACGGGCCGGCTCAAGGTGCGCGCGCGCATCACGGGCGACGCGAAGCTCGCGGCCGTCATGCAGAACGGCGTGCAACTGATCGCCGGCCACATCGAGGAGACGGCCACCTACGTCTCGCGCACCGTCAACGCCGCCGGGGCGAACCGGCTGCGCGTGGTGTACGAGGGCGACATCCCGGGCGGGGCCGCGGTGCAGGTGCATGCCCAGACGACCGCCGAGGGCGCGCCCTGGGTGCTGGTGCCCTACCTCGGCGCGGCCACGAACACGCTGGGCGTGCGGGAGATCACGTGCGAACTCACCGGGCTGGCGGCCACCGCCGTGCGCGTGCGGCTCACGCTCACCGGCAGCACGACCGCGCGGCCGTACGTGCGCAACCTGCGCGGCGCGACGCTGTGAGGGACCGGCGATGACGCAACCGATCCTGGGGAAACCCGTCGATGAGCGGACGTCGTCGCTGGGCCTGCCGCTGCCCAGCCTCGACAACATGCAGGAGGACGATGTGCCGCGCCTGCGCGATGCGCTGGCGCGGCTGGATGCCTTGCTCGCTGCGCTGCAGACGGGCAAGGCCGGCGCGGCGGACCTGGTGGCACTGGCCTCGGAACTGCGCGGCGCGCTGGGCCTGAAGGCCGCCGCGAAAGACCTGCAGGACCTCGCCACGGAAGTGCGCGCAGCGCTGGGCCTGAAGGCCGATGCCAACGCGGTCGTCAGATCGTGGGCGGGGAAGAAGGGCGACGTCGCTCCGGTCTTCGCGGATCTGGGTGGCAGGCCGAACACCCTGGCTGGTTACGGCATTGCGGATGGGGCGAAGCGATTGCAGCCCCAACACGTTGCATCGGCCTTCAATGCCCAGGAGGGGGGCGTGTACGTGTGCGACATGAGTCCGGGCCCGTACACCGCGACGCTTCCCGCAAATCCGGCGGCCGGCTGCACCGTGACGTTTATCGACATGGTGAACAAATTCGACGTGTCGCCGCTGACTATCGACCGCAACGGCAAGCCGTTCTATTTCACGGCGGAGAACTACGTTCTGGACCAAAAGGGCCAAGGCCGGACCTTCACTTATTACAACCAAGATCTTGGATGGGTTGTCTATGCTTGACTCTGTAATGCGACCGGCGGGCGGCAGTGTGCCGATCTGGACCCCAGCTCTGACCGTGCAGCGCGGCGGCCACGTGGTCAGCCCCGCGGATGCGGAAATCTACCGGCGCGTCGCGGCGACCGGCACCAGCGGTACCGATCCGGCGGACGACCTCACGAATTACGTGGCCGCGAGCTACGAGCGAATTACTGCATTCCCTCCGCCGCTTTTCTTCCATACGAACAACGCAAGCGACAGACTCAAGGGCGGAACGCGGGCTGCGGGATTTTCCGTCCCCCAGGGCACCCGGGTGCTGGCGGTCAATGTCGTGGCTCGCGGCGAGCTGTCGCACTTATCCATGCAAGTGGTTTCCAGCGCCTCGACCAACAGTGGCGCGCGGATCGAAATCGTGGTGGACGGAAAGACGCTCTACAACGCGGATGTTTATGGCACCAACGGCAACTACATCAACATTTTTGGCGGCGTTCTTCCCCGCTGGAATGCCATGGGCGACAACCAGAACGATTACTTAGCGATGGAAGCGGCAAAACCGATCCAGTTTCGCCGCTCGCTGCAGATTTACTTCACTCCCACGTGGACGAATTGGTCCGCGTATAACGGGTTGACCTACATCCTTCGGGGGGTAGCATGATTGAATTGATCGAATACCAGATTGGCGGCCTTACGTTTCAGTCGCTGCCCATCGTTCCCCAAGAAACGGGGCGCGGCGATGACGCGCCACCACAGCCCAGCAAGGTCTCGCGCCTTGCATTTCTGTCTCGCTTCACGGACGCTGAGGCCATCGACATCGACATCGACCTCGCATCCATCGGTGCCACGCGCGATGCGGCAGCCGTGCGCCGGTACCTCTCGAAGGTCAACGCCGCGCAGTTCATCGACCTGCAGGACGTAGACACCCGCGCCGGCGTGCAGGCGCTGGAGGCCGCCGGCCTGATCGCCGCAGGCCGTGCTGCGGCGATTCTCGATGCGCCCGTTCAGGCACGCGAACTGCCCGATGGGGCGGGTGCGGGCCCGCTGCGGATGGCGTCGGCCTGACCACTATTGCTCCCACAGCACGACTCACTCCTATGCCATACCGCGAACCGGGCAATCCCATCGACGATCGCTCCAGCCATCTGGACCTGCCGCTGCCCACGGGCACGCGGGTCGGCAGCGCGCTGGAAGACCAGAACCGGATCACCGCCGTGATCGCCAATGCGCAGCTCGCGGGTGTGACAAAAGTGGACTTCAAGGCCCCGAGCGGGTGGGTGACGTTGACGCTGGGCGACCTGCGGGGCATCGCGGCGGCGGTCGCGCAGCACGTGCAGGCCTGCTTTTCCGCCGAGCGTGCGCACCACCAGGCGATCGCGGCGCTGGAGACGAGGGCGGCGGCCGCGGCGTACGACGTGCGCCGGGGCTGGCCTTCCGGCGCTTGAGGCCGCAACGCAAAGAGCGGACGAACCGAGGACATCGACGATGGCACTGACACTGCAATACCGGGAGCCCGGCAACCCCGTGGACGAATCCACGGAGGGGCTGCACCTGCCCCTGCCGCACTGGCTCAACGACACGCATGACGACGTGGTGCGGCTGCGGGCTGCGCTGGCGCAGATCGATGCGGCGCATGGCCGGCTGGCCGGCCGCGCGGCGCTGCTCGAATACGCCGCCGCGCGGCCCAGCGCCGTGGCCTATGGGTACGACGCGCAGGGCCGCGTCGCCAGCATCACGCAGACCGTGGGCGGCGCGCAGCGCACCACCACGCTCGGCTACGACGCGCAGGGCCGCGTCGCCACCGCGGCCTACCCGGTCGCGGGCGGTGCCGTGCGCACCGACACCTACCAGTACGACGCCGGCACGGGCCGCCTGGCCGGCGTCGCATCCACCGAGGCCACGCCATGAACCTGGATCCGATCCTTCTCGCCGAGCTGCAGCGCGGCGGCCCGCCGCTGTGGGTCAGCGGCCGAACGTACCCCGTGGGCGCCGTGGTGCGCAGCCCGGGCAATCTGCAGAGCTATGTGCGCGTGATCGCTGGGGCCGGCAATGCCGACCCCAGCGGGGGCGATGCGAACTGGATGATCCTGTCCAAGCGCGTCGAGGATGCCGTCACGGCGGTGCGTGATTCGCTGTCGGCGGCTCGCACCGAGGCGGGGATGTGGCGGGACGATGTCAAGGCCGCCGTTGTCAACGCCAGGGACCAGGTGAATGGTCACGTCTATAGGTGCCGCGATGAGGTGCAGGGGACCGTCAACGCCGCCCGTGATGCCGTCTGGGCTCAGGTGGTGGCTTGCCACGCGACGGTGGGCGACGTGAAAGACATCGTGAACTGGATCAGGACCTTGGTGGAAGGTTCAGGCATCAAGAGCGTGCAGCGCGGGGTGTTCATCGGCACCTGGGCAAGTCAGCAGACGCCTACCTACGACATTCCCATTTCTCCGGTGGACCCCGGGCGCGCAACCCTGACGCTGCTGACCTCTGATATGGGAAGCAGCGAAGCTATCAACAAGTCGATCGCTCTGACGCCTGATGGCAGGGCGGTGCGTTCTTACGCGAGCAACATGGCATCTAGCAGCTATTTCCCGTCGTTCTCATGGGAAGTTGTCGAGTGGAAGAGGTGAGTTCGATGCGCAATTACGCACAAATTTCGGCGGAAGGAATCGTCGTGGGCTTGACGGTAGCCGCCACAGGAATCGACCATGAAGCGGTGATCGAGGTGCCCGAATACGACCTGTCATTGCTCGGCAAGCGCTATACGCCCGCCACCGGCGAGTTCGTCGCCCCTCCCGAGGGCAGCGGCGGCGCCGTCCCTCCGCATGCCGGCAAGGTGTCCCGCCTCGCGTTCCTCTCGCGCTTCACCGACGAAGAAGCCATCGACATCGATCTCGCCTCCATCGGTGCCACGCGCGAGGCGGCTGCCGTGCGCCGCTATCTCTCGAAGGTCCACGCCGCGCAGTTCATCGACCTGCAGGACGCGGACACCCGCGCCGGCGTGCAGGCGCTGGAGGCGGCCGGCCTGATCGCCGCCGGCCGCGCAACGGCGATCCTCGATGCGCCGATCCAGGCACGCGAGCTGCCCGACGGGGCGGGTGCGGGCCCGCTGCGGATGGCATCGGCCTGACCACGACTACTGCCACGACTACCACTGCACCTCACCCCTATGCCATACCGCGAACCGGGCAACCCCATCGACGATCGCTCCAGCCATCTGGATCTGCCGCTGCCGCACCACCTGAACGACACGCACGACGACGTGGTGCGCCTGCGCGAGGCGCTGGCGCTGCTGGATTCCCTGCTTGCCGCAGTGCAGAAGGACAAGGCCGGCGCAGTGGACCTGGCTGCGCTCTCCGCGGAGCTGCGCAACGCGCTGGGACTCAAGGCCGGCTCGGCGGACCTGGCGACGCTCTCCGCGGAGCTGCGCAACGCTCTGGGGTTCAAGGCCGATGCCGATGCGGTCGTCAGATCGTGGGCGGGGCGCAAGGGCGACGTCGCTCCTGTCTTCGCCGATCTGGGCGGCAAGCCCGCGACGCTGGCGGGATACGGCATCACGGACGGCGTGCACCAGAAGGTATTTCTGAACGCGGGCGAAGACCTCAACAATGCAACGACCTCCGGTTTCTATACCGTCGGTGGCGCCTATGCCAATGGTCCCGAGAGCAACGTCGCCTACGGACAGCTGATCGTGTCCCGGGGGGCCGACACCATCGTGCAAATGGCGTTCCCCTACCATTCGGCCGAAGCCAGCTTCAGGACCGCGAGCGGAATAGGTGCTTCGCAGAAATGGACCCCCTGGGTCAGGCTGGCGAACACCTCCAGCCCCAGGCTGACCGGCGCGATCCTGCTGCAGGGTGCCGTCCGCGGATACAAGCAGTCCATGGCCGGCGATGTGGTGGACTGTGCGCTGGGCAACTACTACCAGCGCACGGTCACGGGCAACACCACGTTCTCGTTCGTCAACGTGCCGGCGGCCGATGCAGCCTATTCCCTGCGGCTGGACGTCGTCCATGCGGGCGGCGTCATCGCCTGGCCCGGTTCCGTCCGGTGGCCTGGCAACGTGGCACCCCGGATTGTCACGGGACGCACGCACATGTTCTTTTTCGCGACCACGGATGGGGGTAACACCTGGCGTGGAGCGGTGCTGCCCAACTATTCGGCCTGACCATGAGCCTGCACGAAATGATGTTTGCGGCCATGGAGGCCGTGCCGGGCCAGGCGGTCTTCACCGGCAGTACCGCGTGGCCTGTGCCGTCCGGCGTCTTCAAGATCAGCATGGTGTGCGTGCAACCGGGTGGAACGAATTCCGCTACCGAGGTTGCCGTCGACGGCGTGGTCGTCTGCCGCGCGCTCAACTGGGGCCGGATCGGCCAGGGCGGCGGCGAAGGCGGCTGGGGCGCCGCCCCCTACGACGATGGCTATGCCCGTCAGCCTGGCGGTGGAGGGGGTGCCGGCGGATACATGGGCAATGGGGGCAAAGGGGGTGTGTATGGGTTCTATGACACGCAAGGCTCGGGAGGCGGGGGGGACGGCGGCAATACCGTGGGAGGGCTGGGCGTCGGTCTGCGGGGCCTGGGAAGTGCGCCTGGCAGTGATCGCAATGGCTATATCGGCGGAAGCTATGGGGGAGGGTCTGCCGGAGTGGATGACACATCTCCGGGTTCCATGGGAGGGGCCTGCGCCTGGGTGAACGATGTCGCCGTGACCCCGGGACAGCAGGTTCAGGTGACGGTTCCCGCCGTCCTTCCCTGGTCCCTGCAGGGAGCAGGGGCCGTGCGGATCATGTGGGGCGGCGACCGCTCCTACCCCAACAACGCGGGAGATTTATGATTTACCTTCATGTTGAAAGCGGGGACTATCCGCTGATGTCCGAGCAGGTGATGGCTCGCCATCCCGATTTTTCTTTTCCCGTGCCTTTTGAGGCACCGGATGGATACGCGATAGTCAGGCCTTCCAGGCCTCCATCGCATGCCCCTGCGACACACCGTCTGGCGGAGCAAGCGCCTTGCCTGGTGGATGGTGATTGGGTTCAGTCGTGGACGGTCGTGGCCCTCACCCAGGATGAGATCGCATCGCGTGCCGCGGCCGAGGTGGCGGCGCTCCGCCAAGCGCGCGCCGAAAAGATCGCCGCGATCAATGTCCAGTACGAGCGCCGCACGGCCGCGATCGCGGACGGCTACCCGGTGAGCGAGCGGGAGAGCTGGCCCGTGCAGACGCGCGAATCACAGGCGCTGCTGGCCGACGCCGGCGCGAAGACCCCGTGGATCGACGCGGCGGCTGCGGCCCGCGCCATCGACCGCGTCGAACTCGCCCGGCGCATCGCTGCACTGGACCTGGCCTACCGCGCGGCCCATGGCGCGTTGTCCGGAACGCGGCAGCGGATGGAGGCCATGGCCCGGGCCGCGATCGACGTTGCTGCGCTGCAGTCGATCGACGAAACCGCCGGGTGGCCTGGGCCCGGTGCGTCCGCCTGAAGATTGGCGACCCGGGCCGAGCCGCACACCGGCTCGGGCCGCGTGATGGGAGCGCGGCGATACGAAAAGGCTAGAGGATTTGCCGCGAGCGTCGGGGCGGGGGTGATGGGTGAAATTCCGTTGCACCCCTGGCAATGGACAGGCGCTGGATTTATCGCACGGCCGGTGCGGCGGTTTTCGCGCGGCGCATCAAGCAGCGTCCGGTTACGGGATACTCCCCGCTTCCGGAGGCCCATCCTCTTTCTCCCAGCCGTTTCCCGACTTCGCAAGGACCCCGCCATTGAAATCCGCCAGCCCCGCCCTCTTCGACGAGGCCTACTACCAGCGCTTCTACTTCGACAAGAAGACCAGCGTGGTGGACCCGAAGCACATGGAGCGGCTGGGCAACTTCGTCTGCAGCTATCTGAAGTACCTGCGGGTGCCCGTGGAGCGCGTGGTGGACGTGGGCTGCGGCATCGGGCTGTGGAAGGACATCGTGGCGCGACATTTCCCGGGGGCGCGGTACCAGGGGGTCGAGTTCAGTGCGTACCTGTGCGAGCGCTATGGCTGGCAGCAGGGCTCGGTAGTGGACTACGCGGCCGATGCGCCGTTCGACTTCGTCGTCTGCCAGGGCGTGCTGCCGTACCTGAGCCCGCCGGACCTGAAGGCCGCGCTCGACAACCTGGGGCGGCTCTGCCGCGGCGCGCTGTATCTCGAAGCGGTTTCTCGTGAAGACTACGAACGCGACATCATCGACGAAGACCTGACCGACCCCGCGCTGTTCCGCCACCGGGCCGAGGTGTACCGGCGCGGACTGTCGCGCCATTTCCGGGAAGTGGGCGGGGGGCTCTGGCTGAGCCGGGCGGCCGACGTGCCGCTGTTCGAGCTGGAGTGCGCGGGCGGGTAG